CCCCTTCAATTGTAGGGAAACACATCGGGCCAAAGGGCTTCTCAGCCCGAATCCGTAGGCCATCAAAGTACTCACAGAGGCTTTCAACGGTGTCCGCTTTGGGGCGCCGCAGGGCCAACACTTTGCAGTCGAACTCCTCCAAGAGACGGGGCGCGGCTTGCGTGAGCCAGCACGCCACGTCGCCATCATGATCTTGCAGGTCCATCGTGGCCCGATTCCACCGCACCGGCCAGTCCATGTGCCACGGCAGCGACGTGGTAGACTCGTGCCCCACGTCCAATCCCTGCGCTTGCAGGAGTTTGGCGAGGGACGTGGTGCCAGATCGGGCCGGGCCAATGCCGACGATCATACAGGATGGTGCGTCTCTACGCAACGGCATTGAATGCGCTCGGCGGCCGGCAGGGACGGGTCGGCTGGGTACGCGGCCTGCACCCTTCCCGATTTCGGAGAGGTCCACACATACGGGTCGTCCATCGCTTGGCGCTGCCCGTCCACCTCTTCGTGGGAGAGGCGCACCCGAGCGTCGGCCGAGTCCACCCACTCCTTCTCCAGCGTGAGGCGGGACTGCTTGGCCCCGTGCTGGCTTGCTTTGTTGGACGCGGTGATGACTTCGGTGCGAGCAATGACCCGGCCTCGGCGCCGGTTGGCTTCTTCCATCTCCTCCTCCAGCAGCTTTGCCATCTCTTCGGTGCCTAAGCCGTCCTCGCGGGCGTCAGTCAAGATGCGCACGATGTCCCGGCGCGTGGTGTCTGAGATTGCCCGCACCTCCTGCGCCCCTTCCGTCCCGAGCCACCGCTCTACCTCATCAAACCACGTATCTTCAATGTCGGCTTTCGTCTTCAGGCCCGCCTTCTCCTGCACGGCCTCCAGCTCATCGCGGGCAAAGCGCAGCCCCACCGTGCGGTACGTGTCCCGCACGAAGTCGCGGATCGGCGTGTCATCACGGCTTACCGCGTCTTGGGCCGCCCGCACTGCAAATTGGGGCAAGCGGCTGTCCTCAATGGCAGACACGGCCCGCTCGGCAATCTTGTCTCGGGCCTCTTTTGCTTTGCGGCTGTACGGCCCATAGAACGGCTGTCGGCGGGCCTCTACGTCCTTCCAGAACGCAGTGCGCCCGTCCGTCTTAGGGGCGGCGTGCAGCCCCTTGGCGGCAAGTGGGGAGTGAATAGGGCAAGCCATTACGCCGTGCCGTTTACAGGCATCTCTAGGTCTGTGGCAGTAGGCGTGGTGTTGGAGGGCAGGAGGAGCACGTCCCCGCCGTCCACCGGGTCGAGCCCCTGCCGCTCTCGGTACTCGTTGATGGTGATGGCCCCGCTTTTCAGTTCCTCCATGTCCATCTTGCGCTGCTCCTGCGGGTCCTGCTTCAGCGCCTCAATGTCCTTTTCGTCAAAGTCAATCCGCAGCCCGCTGTTGCCGTCGTTATACTTTGGCAAGAGCCATCCTGTCAGTTGCCCTGCGATGAGGCGCCCCAAGGGTATGACGTGCTCAGTATAGAGGGCTTCTCGGGCTTGACTAACGTTGTTGTAAACCTTGTTCTCTGGATCGCCCAACAGCTCTGGCGCCGGCCCCATTGCCACGGCGATCTCCCGGCCCGACTGCTGCATGAGATCCAGCAGGTCCATCTCAGACGGGTCCATGCCAAGCTGTTCAATGGAGGCGTCCTCCATGCTGTCGTACACCTTCGGGCGCGTTACGCCTTGGGCCTGCATCTTTCGGAATGACTCCCGCACGCTTTCGGCAAAATCCTCGCGGAAGGTGCTTTTCTGATCCTCGCTCATCTTGCCCGACATGCTCATCAGATACGGCGGCACGCCCATCGATTTGAGCAGGGCGTGGGCGTACTTGCGGCCGTAGTTGCTCACGTCAATGACTCGGGCCGCTGCCTGGATGATGGACTGCCCTTGAAGCGGGTTGGCCGGGTCCACCAGCCGAATCATCGTCATTTCCTCTGGGCTCCACGTCTCCTGTGCGCTGTCAGAGCGATACTGCTCAATGAACCCGTCAGCCTGCGGAGAGAAGTTCGGCTTGATGTCGCTCTCCTCTGGCACGTACAGTTCCTGCGGCTCGCCGGTATCGGTGCCAATCGCCTCAACGTAGGTGCGCCCCGCAATCAAGAGCGACGTGGCAAGGTGCTCAACAAACTGCGGCTTCCCGTCTAGTGGGTTGGGGCTGCGAAGCAATTCAGCGGCCGGATGGTCCTCGCGCCGCTCATCTTCGTCGTACACCGCCAGGTCCAAGGAGGCTACGCCCTGCGCCATCAGCTTCACGGCGCGGTAGACATAGGGGTTTTCTTTGTACCCCTCCTCAATGTAATCCAGAGTGGCTTCAGATTCGGTCTGCGCCCCGAAGAAGTCCGTGGCGGTCCATGACCGCGACTTCGTGCGGGACGGCACAGAGCGCCCCCTGCGGTGGTCTTCGCTTGACTTGGCTCGTGCGTCAAATAGGGCCATAACTAGAGTACGATACCTGGGACTTTAGAAGGCTCTGAGTAGTGGGTGTGCGCCGCGTATCGGGCCGCGTCGGGGGCGTGGTCGCCCGTGTCTATCGGCTCGTCTGTGGGCGTGCCATCCTTGCGCGTCTGCCAGCGATAATTCCGGAACTCCCGCCGCGCACTCTCGCCGTCAGGACCGCCCACCTGAATGGCGTGCTGCTTCATCCAGTCAATGCCCGCCTTGACGCTCCCTTTCCCCTTCTTCGCTGGTTTGGCGTTGTAGCCTCGGCGGCTCAGTTGCTCAATGCGGTCGGGCTCGGCGCTGTCGCAGTAGATCGTGGCAGATGTGCTCACGCCCAAGTCGTCCATGCGGTCGGCCAGGTCGGCCGTCGTCAGGTGCGACTCGTGCAACAAACACCACACGTCAAGGCTGGGTTGTGGCACCGTGTCCCGGCGCCCAACGCGCACCAGCACCATCGGGTCGTTGTACCCGAAGTCAAGCCCGTACACGCCATCGGGCTCCTGCTGGAGCGTGCCCACGTTCTGGTAGATGCTCGCCGCTGGCCGAGCCCGTTTGCCGAGGCCGTATACCTTCCACGCCCATTCGTCCGTCTCTCGCAGGTTCTCAATCTCACGGATCTGCTCGTCGGGCAGGTGCTCCAAGTTGTCCTCGTAGGTGGACGTGTACCACCGGGCCTCATCTGCTCCCTCGTAGCGCCGCACGATCCAGTGCTCTTGGTCGTGGGAGGGGTTGAAGTCTAGCATCACGCGCCCCTCCGTCCGCAGCACCAGTTGGCGCCACGCAGACTCGGGCAGCTCGTTTGCCTCGTTGCCCCACAGGTGATCCCGGCTTCGCCCCCTGACCTTCTGCTCATCGTCGGTCGGGAAGTACCCAATTGTGCCCCCGCCGGGAATCTCGATCTCTTTGTCCGTGTGGTGGTGCTTGGCTGGGTCGTACAGGCCCATCTCCTCCAGCACCTCCACCATATCTTTGAGCACGCTGGCCTTCAGCGCCGGCAGCGTCTTGCGCACAATGTCCAGCCGCTCGTCGTGCTCGGCCAAGTAGGTCGCCCACGCTATTGCCGAGTTGTACGTCTTGCCCGAGCGGGTGCCGCCTCGGTGGATGAGCACGCGGGGCGCCTCCTGCTCCTTGAGCCACTCGTAGGTGACTGTCCCGATCCATGTGCCGCGTGGGCCGTCACTCTCCATCGGGGTCGGGCGTGTCGCTGTCAAAGACTACTTGAACGGGGCTGCCGCCGGGGCCTGTGTGCTCCCGCTTCTCCTTGTTCGTAAAGGCATCGCCCACCTCTCGGGCCGCTTGCTTGAGCAGCCGCGCCGCCTCCATCTCGTCCTCGTCCTTGAGCCGGTCGTAGAGGCGTTGCAGTTCCCGCAAGCGCACCGCCCGGTGACTTAGCGGGATGGTGTCTAGGTCCTCTAAGAACGCCTCTCGCGTTTCCATGAACAGCCCCTCCCACTTTTCAGCCGTGTCGTCTGCCCGTGTCGGGTCGTACCGGGCCACCTGCTGCGTCGTCACATCCTTCTCAAACTCCTCAGACGCCCATTCTGCCACCTCTACCGGCGTCTCAAACACTGCGAGACGCTGGACAATTTCCCGCCGCTCTGTATCACGTAAACATGCCATGTGCTCATGATTGCTCAGGATCACACCGTCGCGGGCTACGCCACGCCATTCAGCGCAAGCTCAGTCACCTCCTCATACCCCGCCTCAATCTCCATCGCCTCGATCACCGTCTCAAGGGTCGAGCGCGTCAGCCCGGTGTCGCCCCGCGCCTGCACCGCACCCACGATCTCGGCGGTCGTGCCATTCTTCAGCAGGTCGTAGGTGTCCTGCTTGAGTTGCGTCGTCACGGCGATGTGCGTCGCGGAGGGCGTGCCGTCCGCGCTGTGGGTGGCCTCGCCTGTAAATGTTTCGTC